AACAAAAAATCTACAAAATGCTACAAGGTAAAATTGATAATCACATTAAATTAGTTGATCTTTATAAAGAGGAGTTTAATGATGTTTGATATGAAAGAATATAAAAAAGTATGGCGTGAAAAGAACAGAGACAAAATAAGAATATATGGTTATGAGTATAGTCAAAAAAACCCACAAAAAATATTGCTATTAAGTGCTAAACATAGGTCAATAAAAAAAGGAATTCTTTGTACAATATTTGAAGAAGATATACATATACCTGTTATATATCCTGTAATAGGAATTCCAATAGAAAAAGTATTTAATTTTAATGGAAAAAGAGGCGCCTGTCCAGGTTCTCCTTCATTAGACAGAATTGATAATTTAAAAGGATATGAAAAAGGAAATATACAAGTAATAAGTAGTAAAGCTAATAGTATGAAAAACAGTGCCTCACCTAAAGAGTTATTACAATTTGCCTTTTGGGTAATATTAACGTATGGGCATTTAATTGATAAAGAAATTAGTTGACATTGTAAATAACTGTGCTATACTGTATCTCTTAAGATTTGAAAGGAGTTAATATGGAATTAGATAATAATCAGATAGAAAAGCTAATGCAAGTCTCTGTCAATATGCGAGACAAGATAGATGAATTAGAAAAACAAATAACTGATATAAAAGTAAAAAGAGATAAAGTTGATATGGCTCTTAGTGAAGCATGTAGAACTTTAAACGTAACTAGTTTAAAAACTAATGTTGGAACATTATCAAGGATTTTAAAAACAAGGTATTGGACTAACGATTGGGCAGAAATGTTTAAGTTTACAAAAGAACATGATCTCCCTGAGTTTTACGAAAAGCGTCTTACACAATCAGTTGTAAAAGAGTTTTTAGAGAACAACCCTGACAAACATCCGCCAGGATTACAAGCAACAAGTGAATACACAGTTAGAATAACAAAAAGCAGAACTAAGGAGGAAGTATGAGTACAGAATTAGATATATTTGGTAGCACCGCAGTGGCAGCACATACACGTCGTGATGATGGCTTTACTGCGCATATTACAGGTAGTTCACAAACTTCTAAACGTATATCAATACGTGGTGGTAAGTTTAGATTAATGGTTAATGGTAAAGAGATTGAGAAGTCTAATCAAGATGCTCTTGAAGTAGTTATTGTTAATGCATCACCCCATGTGCATAGAATGTATTTTTCTAAAGCATATGTTCCTGGTGAAAAGATGCCACCACCTACATGTTGGACATCAGATAGTATAAAGCCTGATGATGCTGTTGTTGATAAACAAGCAGAAACATGTTTACCTTGCTCACAAAACATTAAAGGTTCAGGCGCTAATGGAACTAAAGCTTGTAGATTTAGTAGACGAGTTGCGGTAGTTCGTGCTGATGATTTGAACGGAGATGTTTATCAAATGACATTACCTGCTCAATCTATATTTGGTAATGGCACTAAAGATTGCAAACCACTACATGAATATACAGATTACGTTCGTGCTAATGGTCAGAATTTAATGTCTGTGGTATCGCGTGTAAGTTTTGATGAAGACTCATCAAGCACTAAGATTGGGTTTAAACCTATCAGAGTTCTTAATGATGATGAGTATGCCATATGTACCACTAAGTCAACTTCAGAAGAAGCTAAACGTGCAATTACATTATCAGTAAGCGTCAACAAAGAAGAAGATGGTGAAGAGTTTGAGAGTAAAAAACAACAACCTATTCAACGTCCTCAAGTAGCCGCACCTAAAGTAGAAGATGATATTCCTGAACCTGTCGTGCGTGTTGCTGAAAAACCAGTACCACCTCCTCCACCAAAACCTGCAGCACCTAAGGTTGATCAAGGTGATGTTAGTTTAGACGACTTAGTATCGGACTGGACATAATTATGCAAGGATATTCTCAATTAATGATTGAAAACAATACTAAAGCATCGGAAACTTCAGGTACTTTGTTAGGTAAGTTATGCATAGCTTTAAAATATCCCGCAAGTCAAGTAGCGAAAGATCTTAACGTTTCAAGACAAACGGTGTATGATTGGTTCTCTGGCAAAGCAAAACCTTCAAAGCATCTAGAACCTAGAATATTAGAGTTTATAGATAAACAACGTAAAAAATAACTACAATGCAAGTAGTGTGACAGGAAGCTCCTTTTTATGTCACGTTAATAGGATGGCACCGCTATCTGTCATTTGCGTAAGATAGCACCTAATTTGTTACAAACTTATTTCGAGAGAAACATGCAAACAAAAGAATTTTTACAAAGTATATGGTCGGACAATGGATACTACTGTATCTGCGGTAAAGATCAAAAAAATATAGTTACCCCCAAATTTGTAAATTCTATTGATGAAGCGATAACAGTATCTAGTAAATTTTTAGAGGATAAGCAAGATGTTTATTTTGCTTGCTCTTCATGGATAGAACCTACCGAACGTAAATCACTAAACGCTAAAGAACAACGTACTTTTTGGTTAGATATTGATTGCGGGTTTGACAGCAAAAAACGCAAATGGAAAGACTACGAAACTAAAGATCAAGCTCTAATAGCCTTACGTGGTTTCACCGATATAACACAACTCCCTGTACCCACTATAGTAGACTCAGGTAATGGCATTCATTGTTATTGGTCTTTAACAGAGCCTATAGATAAAGCTATATGGAAACCTGTAGCAGAAGGTCTTAAGTTCTTATGTGTTAAACACGGATTAAAAGCGGACGGTGCTTGCACTGCAGACATGTCACGTATTCTACGAGTTCCTGGCACAAAGAATTTTAAAGATGTTGCTAACCCTGTAGAAGTTGTTGTTTTAAATCAAGGTACTGCAACACCCTTCGATGAAATAGCAAGACTAATTCCTATACATGTTACTGATAAACCTAGAACTAAACGACCTTTAGATGAAGCCACTAAAGCTATACTAGGTAATAACTCATCTAAGTTTATGAAGATTATTGAACGCTGCCGTAAAGATGATGGCTGCGCACAACTAATTAATATCATGACTAAACAAGCTACCATTGAAGAACCCTTATGGAGATCAGGTTTATCAATTGCAGCCTATTGTGAAGATGCCGAAGCCGCAATCCACAATATCTCTAAACACCACCCCGACTACGATTATGCTAAAACAGAAGCTAAAGTTAATGGTATTCCAGGTCCTCATACATGCAAACAATTTGAAGGCTTACGTCCTGAAGGTTGTAAAAATTGCAAACATAAAGGCAAAATTACTTCACCTATAGAATTAGGCAGAGTTATCCTACGTGCTAAAGGCGCAGATAATGTTATTCAAGCAAGGTCAGAAGCTTTAGGCGAAACAGTTACTTATCAAGTTCCTGATTTCCCATTTCCTTACTTCAGAGGTAAAAATGGTGGTGTATATAAAACCATGGATAATGAAGAGGAGGAAGGCATCATCATATATGATTATGATTTTTATCTTGTTGAAATTTTAAATGATAAAGATGCTATGGGTTTTTGTGCATGGTTTAAAATTCATTTACCACAAGATGGCGTGCAAGAGTTTATTGCTCCGCTTACACAACTATTATCTCGTGATGAAGCCCGTAAAATTCTTTCTGCCAAAGGTATTGTTAGGAATGGTAAAAAACTAGATAGCGTCATTGAGTATATTATGGCAGTCATTGTAGACCAACAAAAACAAAAACCGTCTACTCCTATGTATAAACAATACGGTTGGACACCTGATTTTAAAAAAATACTTATAGGTAATAAAGAAATTAATCCTTTTGGTATTAAATTTGTACCTATATCTGATGACTTAAGAGATGTTAATCCTGCATTGTGCAAAAAAGGTTCTTATGACTTATGGAAAAAAGCTATATCTGTTTATGAAAGACCTAATATGGAGCTTAGGGCGTTCGGATTCTTTTGTGCTTTTGGTTCATTACTTATGCCTTTCTTTAAATCAACTGAAAAATCAGCCGTAATTAATTTTTATAATCCTGAATCAGGTCAAGGGAAATCCACAATATTACAAACTATGACCAGTGTTTATGGTAATCCTGCTATGAATGCTAATCTTA